ACAGTTGTTCCCGTTGCTTGAAAATTAGTCATAGCTAATCTCACTGAATCCGTTGAGGTAGCTGCTAAATTAGTTGTACCCTTAACAACTCTGGTGACTGTAATTACATTGGCTGCCGGATTAGTAGCAGTAAAATCTGCATGTGCATTTATAGCAGTATAGATATTATCGGCTGTTACATTATTTGATGTATTCGGTCTCCATTTTAAGGCAGATGATGGAGATGATCCACCGGCTGATTCTGAAGTGAAAGTAATTGTAGTGCCATCTTGTTTGGTTAAGACAATAGTTTTGCCTACTGCTATATTGGCATAATCGGTAACTGTAATAGTACAACTTGCAGTGGCCACTATACTGATATCTGAACCAGTTGTAGCATCTACACATTGTAATCCAGCATTAACTGGATAAGGAGTCGTGAAGGTTGTAAGACCAGTACCAGCAGAATAAGAACCATTTAGTTTAGCTCTTTGATCTAAATAAACATTCATGTTTAAACTAGTGTCTTCTAGATTTCTAAGATCTATTTTATATAAGTTAGCTTTAGTTCGTTCATTAGCAACAATATAAAGACTTGATTCATTTGAAAATGCACTTATGATTTGAATCCCTGGAAACTCCCAGTAACTCCAAGCACTCTGGACTTTATCATTACCGGCCCAGAAGTATTTATAAACATACATTTTATTTCCAAGAGTCGAAGTAACATTAGAAGTAACAGTATGAGGTGCTATATTAGAATCACTACCATCATCTGTTAAGGCCACAAGAGTGTTCTCAATAGTGTTACTAATTAATTTGTAACATGAGCTACTAATTAATGAAGGAACCCCGGCAGTAATATCAACTGAATCGTAATTTGTTGTATCTGGTTGGACATAATATTCTCTAAGTGCTGCTTTATCTCCTCTGCCTTGCATGAAGTATAAATAATTACCAGCACCTACTGGAGTGACATTGGTTTTACTTTCAAATCTTGTTGTTAAAGTAATTGCAGCATCACTTGGAGTTAACCCAGTGGTACCACTTTCTACTTTGAATTGTGATAGATCACTGAATAATAATAATTCTTCATTAAAGGGTATAGCATGTTTTAGAACACTTACATCTGTTGATGTTGCGGCTAAATCTATTGAATCTGTATCTAAACTTGCTGCAACTGTTTGAGCAAAAAAGTTAAAGTAACCCCCAGCCTCACTAAAAATAATATTCTCATCTGCTAAGATTCCAAATCTATTTTTATAGAAAGTAATATTGTTAGGTGTATAACCTATAAAAGATGGTACGGGATTTGTATCATCATCTCCACATACTCTTGTATCCCAAGCACATTGAGAAAATGCAAAAGTATTATTACTCGCATCTCTAACTAGTTTATGTGGCATAGTTGTTGGATCAATAGTTGTCTTAACTCCAGGCCCAACTGTTTCAGTCCACGTTCCATTTCCATCAAAAGCTACATGATAATCGGTAGTCGTAATACCTTCATCACCTGTAATCTTTATTATAGTTCCGGCTGGTGCATAATAAGGCAGATCAGTAAAATCATTTATAGTATCTCTAATTACATACATCCCTGAATCACCGGCACCATCTGATGTACTGATTGTAAAGGCAGCATTATTATCTGAGGGTTTAATATGTATTACTGAATTGTATTGAGTGATTGTAAAATAATTTGAAATAGCACTAGCGGTTAATGCTGTTCCAGAAACCGAACCTGGAGAATGACCTGATCCAGTTCTTAATACACTCGCAATCGTTGCAGTATCTCTAAGGTGGCCTTGAGTTGCTACGTTATCACCATTAGGCATAACAAATGTAGAGGTGAGTGGATTACCACTATTCATACTAGGGTGAGTCAATGTAATACTATAGGTTCTACCATAATTAGATTGCTTAACGTACACCAAGGCCTCATTAATTTTAGCAGCAGAAGTTGTGCTAGACATTAAAGGTTTTTTAGATGTATTAAGAATAAAAGTTGTATCTGCTACTGAGATAAACTTGTATTGATCTTTAGGATTGGTAGTGGCTAGATAGCTAGAACCATTAGTTATAGAAACAGTTTTTGCATTACCTGCTAAATCAAAAACTTTTATACCGCCATTGTAGGCTGCAATAAAGAATTTGTTAGTGTCATCTCTGACATAGGAATGAATAGCTGTATTTGTGGAAAATATTTGAGTGGATAAAAGATTACTAACCCATTCGAGAGGGGGCCTTTTTTGCAAACCTTTTACTATGTTTGATTGAGCATTGATTTGAGTCTCTGCTTGATTGAGATTTCTTTGTGTTGGATTTTGTTCTGAAATCCCATTAATTAAATTAGGTATAGATGAAGATACTACCGACATTAATAGAACCTTCTAGTGCCATTACGATATATGATTCTATTTGATATATCAGAAGATAGTATATTTTGTTTTTCATTAGCTGCATCTAACTGTTCACAAGTAGCCAGTGCATCCATTTCATCTTGCTGAGTGAACCCAGCTAATTCTTTAGATCCAAGGTATCTTGCTTGAAATCTTCTTCCGGCAGTAGTGACTATAAATCTTCTAGCAAATTGAGGTAATTCTTCAAAGGGTAGAAGTATGATCATGTCAACTGTTTGAGCTGCACTAAATATAAATGTACGATTTGCTTTATCGTATAAAAACCCATTTCTAATAACAACACGATTTTGATTTTCTACTGATCGGGTAGTTAACCAGACACAATTCGTTGGCACTGGTACTTTAGAATCTGAATTTAATGCTAATGGGTAGGCCTCTTCTGTATTGAAGTTCCATCCTTTAGATTGAATATCAACTGCTGATTCATCTAAGATTTGTTTTGCTATAGATATATCAGCTCCAAGGTTTTCTGTAATAGATGAAACGGGTGCCTCACCAATAATAGATAACATAGTATTGATAGCTTGTAATTCAGATGTAAGGGTAATTTGTGTTGGCATAATTTCTCTGGGTTAAGTTAAAACGAAGACACCCACCGGAGTAACTGGTGGATGCCTTCTAGGGTAAGAGAGTTTTAAGCCTCTTTAATACCTATAGCTGATTCCGCACGAACGATCCCATGCCCCATTGCATATTTAGCGACCATCAACGTACCTTGTCTGCGAATGTCATACTCAGACTCAACTGCTAGATCCATCAATTTGACAGTTCCAACACTTGCACCAGCGCCAGTTCCAGTAACTAAACAAACATAGTTTGATAAGTTAACTGTTTGAGGAGCTGAACCACCTTGGGTTGCAGAACCTTTTGCTGGAAATGCTGTGACATTAGATGACACAAAGTGAGGTGTTGGTACTAATTCAATTCCAGCTATTCTCATAACTTTACCTGAATCAATCCCACCATTACCTTGAGTGAAATCTACATTAACTGCATTAGTTGCATTAGCTAATTTATAGTACTCTTCAAGCCTAATAAAAGCCTTACGACCTTCTTTAGGAACATAGTGAGAATCTAATGCACTTGCTGCATCAAATAGTGCTTGGATCACAGCGTTAGCTGCTGTAGCTGCTGTGCTAGAAGCAATCCCAGTATTAGTCACAGTTGTACCTGCGTCTAAACCAGTTGCTCCAGCACCACCTAATGATGCAAGACCTATAGTTTGTAAGATGTGTTTATCTTTTTGAAAAGCTAAAGCTCTACCTAACTCAGTTGAGTAAATAGATCTCAAATCATAGTGATTCTTAGCTTCTTCGAAATTACTTAAAAAAGCACTAGACACTAAGAGGTCGTTAATTGTTATAACTCTCTCGTTGTGGTTAATGTCTGTTCCTACTATCTCAGCGCCCGGCACATGATATGCTGCTGCTGTTCTTCCGATTACCGGAAATGTTGCTGATTTTCCAGATGAGATTGATCTCACCATATCAGCGCCTTCTGTTACACTAGCTTGTTCGTAAGCTGCAATCACTTCGGATCCGAACACTTTTAGAAAAAGCGCATCCTCTGCATTTGCTGCATTAATACGACCAATACTAGCTGGTACACCTGCTGCCATAATTTTATCTCCTTGATAAAGGTTAATTTTAATCAACCGACTTTTATTTAAAAGTATTGTGCAAGATTATCTTCCGCAGAAGGTCAAGATTAATTCTTGTATTTTATTGTCTGGTTTTCACTACTTCCAAAAATGGAATGTAG